GTCGTCTGCATCCATCTGATCACTTTCGATAACGTCTTGAACCACAATCCCTGTGTCTAAAAGAGTCCATGCGCCTCCAGCTCTACTTCGGTAGAACGGTATCCGTGCCATTCCGTCCGTCATATCTGCGTCCACAAGATATTTGTAAATCTTATCTCGAACCTGAGACAATTTGAATCCTTCAGAGTCTTGCCGGGTGCAAGGGAATATCCTGAGAACATGTTGTGACATTGAACTCATGGCCAGGCTTCCGAAGTTGATGGAAACCCACTTGTCTACTGCCTTGCCTTGAATCTGTGGAGTAGATAGGTATTTGTCGAAAGTCACAGGCACCCCTTCGGTTTTATAGATGGAATCAACGAAGTACTTTTTAACAGAGTCCTTCAGGTTGCTTTCCTTGGCCGTTGCATCCAGCTCAGGCATCCCCTTTCACCTCCTTTACAATTCCGTCCAGAGTCTTGAAGAAGTCGTTCTTCAGGAACTTATTCGCGGCCACGAGCTTTT